GGCTTCACCATTTTCTTGATGAGCGCCTTGTCCTCTTTTACGTCATCATGCTCGGCCTTGCCGCCCTTCTTCAGGCCAACCTTGCTGCCGCCTGTGGGGGAAAAGGTCATCACGTCCTTGGGAACCATGCTCATGCGCTTGTCCTGCGCCATAGGTTCGGTCAAAAGGCCACCGTCCATTTTCTTGGTGCGGCCACCCTTCTTCATGCCACCGACGTGCTTAATGCCCTCGCGCTCTTCATTAGCGGCCTTGGCGTTGCGGTTGATCATGCTGTCGGGCGTGACAGGCTTGTTACCCGTGCGGGGCTTGCGGCCCGAATTGGCTTCCATAGCCTCGCCCATGACCTTGCCACCCTGCTTGAAGGCGCGGGGGCTGATCGGGCGCATACCCGTCTTAACGTCAGCGTTAAGGGGCTCGGGGGGCGTCCAGCTACTAGCGTCTACCTTGGTCTTGGGATCAGTTGTTAGACGCTTGATCTTGGATTTCATGGCCGACCTTGCGGCCTTGCTTGCTACAGACATTGGAGTACTCCTTAGCGGCGTCCCGCTTGCTGCTTTGCGATTTGCACGGCTCTCTGAGCAGCTTCAGGGCCGAATGGGATGGTGCCGCCACGGGCGTAGGCCGTCTGGCCCTTCATGATGGCCTCGCGCATTTTGGGGGTGATGGTGAGGGAGGGAACTTTAAGAATTGTGTCAGGCCCTTTTGCGCTGCCAAGAGCTTGCGCCAAAGCATTATGGGCGTCTGGCAAATCTTCAAAAAAGCCCAGTTCCTGACCTTCGGGCGTAGTCACGCGGTATCCATACACATAATGTCCTTGATCTTCGTCCCAGAAATGTTCTCGCTCAATTAACTGATTATTTTCATTAAGCGCAGCTTCATCCGCAAGTTTTTCGCCTCGCTTCGTTACCAAATTATGCGTATCAATCTTTGCCTCCGGGTCGAGCTTCTTCACCAGCTTGCTCAACTGGTTCGGCACGATCTTGTCGTAGTAGCCCTTCATGCCTTCGCCGCCGATGGAAAGATCATCTCCAGCTAAAGTGTGCACTCCAGAAATAGGTTCACTTTTAAGTAGTTTTTCAGCAGCTTCTTTCCCCACATAATTTGGTATTTCTTTTTCAGGAATAAAATTAGATATAGCGGGACTGACTTTATCACTTTGATCATGACCCCACGCCATAAGACTGTTTGTATTTTTGTCGTAAGATATTTTTCTTACTTGTTTGCTCAAATCATACCGCTTCGCCTGCTCCGCACCCGGCGTCCAAACAAGCTTGTCGTACCCACCCTCAGCCGCCTCACGCAGGGCGCGCTTCAGGGCAAGGTCAGTCCATGCCTGCGTGTTGGTGACGTAGGGGGCGGTGGGAATTAATCCACGATTTCCCAAGTCAGCAGTTTTTGCGGCTTCTGACAAAACATCTTGTTCATTCATCCCACCACGATGACGCGAAATAAATGACCCTGTTCTACGATCATATGACTCCCAATAACCGGGATAATTTGTTGGATCGTGTCCTTCCGGAACATTTGGTGGAACAAATTTGGCTTCAATATCTTTTTCAGAAGGCGGTTTTCCTTGAAACCCCTCCTTCTTCCCCTTCTGCCCCCAGTCGGACTGGATCTCCTCGACATGCAGGATCTTCTCACCGTTCGGGCCGGTGCGGTCAGCCATGCGAAGATGCGCGAGGACGTTGGGGTCATCCCAGTGTTGGGATTTGAATAGACCCTTATCCGGCGCAGACAGATATTGCTGGCGCTGCTCGTCGGTCATGCGCTCCCATATATCAGGTCGCACATAAGACTTTGCGCGTTCCATCTTTGCTTCTGGCGTTTCCCCATACTTCAACAACACCTCGCGGTAGTTCTCGCCGCCGGGGAGGGTGTATTGGCTGAATTTGGTATTGCCCTGAAACTGCGCTTCCCAATCTTGAGTAATGCGATTAGCCGCAGCCGTATCGCCGCGCTCAAGTGCGGCATCATGCGCAGTTTGCATTTCATTAACATCTTTGAATTTAGGAGTACCCAACACCGTCTCTTCAATCTGCGGCATCCGCTCCTTGAAGTGCGCAGCAATCTCCTCGCGGGTCACGCTGGGGCGGGAAGCAAACGCTTCACCAAACCCCTCAAGCTCCGCAGGCTTCACGCCAGCCTTCTGAAGCATCGCAGCATATTGCTCAGGCGTCCCCTTCGCCTGCTGGAATCCCGCCGCCGTCTCAGCGCCGTGGCTGTAAAAACCAAGCGGGGAGAGTTCGCGGGCGGGGATAGACTTGGCGATATTCATCGCTTGCTCCAAAGACATTTCTCCAGCCTTTGGAGCGGTCTTGGATAGGGCAGCAGACAACCCACCAAGGCGAGGCGCACGGGCGGCCTCCGCTTCATCGGGGGCAGTAAGACCGGACGCAACCGTCAAAGGAGCAATCACGTTGCGCACGGCCTTCATGGGCGTACCAAAAGCGCCCATTGCTACCTGTGTCGGGCTACCAGCCGCAACACCCTCTGCTGTATCCAGCGCAGTGCCCAAAGCCGCTGCGGGCGGAAACACTGCGCCAAGACCATAAAGAGGCGCAGTCTTGAAATCATATGCGCCCTGCGCCATGCCGGAAAGCGCGTTGGCCACCGGATAAGGAGCCGTGCCAAGCTGCCTGTTTCCAATGAAGCCGCCCTCAATCTGCACAGGCGCACGAGGCTCTTGGGGCGCATGGGTCATCATTCGCGCCCACTCAGGCTGCGTTTGAATTTGGGCCTTGCTGGCCTCAAAAGCTTGTATTTCTTTGGCAAGCCTTGCGGCATCTTCAGCAGCGCGAACGCGCTCTGGATTTTCCATTGCAATTGGTTTTTGTTCTGGCGCGGGGCCAAAAGCGGGAACGCTTACATTGCCCATAGGGTCATATGTGGGCATCTCCTGCATCAACACGCTCTCGGCGCCGCCACCGCCCGCATACCCGCCTCGGGCAAGGTGAATAGCCCGCTCAATAGCGCCGCCGCGCGCGTAGTCGCTGATTTCCTCCCAATGGACAGAAGAGCTTGGACTTACCCGCGCACTTGGCTCGTGAATTCCTTCAATGTAATCAACGACATTGCCTTGATAGACATTTGTCACGTCCTCGCGGGGAATTTGCCCGATGACGCCAATCTCTGACTCACCGGTTCCGGGGACGCGAGTAATGTTCTCATCAGGCGGGCGCTTGGTGGCTACCACATACGCGGGGCGAGACGGGTCTGGCTTGAACTCTGATGGCGCAAAGCTGTGAGCGTAGCTTCGCGCTTCATCAGGGTTAATTGAGAAATATGTAAGTCCTTTTTGGCCTTCACCGATGTTGTGAGTGCCAAGGCTTTGGATGTATTTGTTCTTTTGAAAATTAGCAAATTCTTCCGCAGACATGCCACGAAATATTTTGTTTGGGTCGGCCTGCGCTGGCAGCTCGTAGGAAAAACCTTCTCGCGGAACAGTTACGTGTTTGCTGGCAATGATATTGCCAGCCTCATCAACAAGGTCATCTTTCTTCAGGTCAAAATACTTAGGATTGTAAACACCTTGACGTTCAAGAGAAAACGAACCGCCTTTGTATGGTTTAAGCTCAGGGTGCGTTTTAAGAAAATCTAATGCCTTCGACACGGCCTTCCCCCCGTTACCATAGCGATGCGCCGTCATCATGGCCGCGCGGATGGCTTTGTCGAGGTCGTGCATCAGTCCGTCCCGCTCTTGAGTTTCGGCTCGTTGCTCTCAAGCCGCTGGATCATGCCGGGGTCGAGGAGCTGATCCACGACCCCCAGCCCCTGCGGATTAGCCGCCATCTCCTCCGCCAGCTTCACAGCCGCCAGCCTCTCACGGCTTTCGCGATCCCGCTTGCGGTTGATCGCATCAAGCTCGGCGTCTTCCTGCTTCTGATCCAACTCGCGCTGGCGAAGCTGCAAGTCCGCCATCTTCATAGGATCAGCCGTGCGATCCGCCTGCCCCTTGGCCTGAACCTCGGCAATCTGCGCCTGCTTCAATTGCAAGTCAGCGCCCTTGAGCTGCAAGTCAGCCTGCGTTAGCGCTTGCTTGATCTGGGCATCCATCGGGTTGACGCCTCCACCGGCTTGCGCGCCCTGCTGCGGGATCTGCTGCGCCTTGGCGTGAAGCTCCGCCGCCTGCGCCTCGCCAACCAGCTTCTTGGTGTCGCTGTCCTGCTTCTTGATCAGCAGGTCGCCAAGGCCCTTCAAGACCATCGGATTGGCCAGCATCCCTTCAATGCCGCCCTGCGGGGTCTTGGTAAAGAACTGCGCAGGGTTGTTCCAGCCCATGACCTGCATGGCGTCCGTGATGACCGCTTTCTTGTCAAAAAGTTCAGGAGCCTGCCCCATTAACTGCATGAGGCCAACGACCTTCATGATGCGCTGGGTATGCGAAGCCGTGTTCGGATCAGCCTGCGGCGTCAATTCGTAGTTATCAATAGCCCGCAAGAATGTTTCCTGATCCCACTGGTGGGCGGGCTGCTTGTTGCGCTGCCAGAAGCTCTCCGGGTTGTCCTTAAACGTCCGAACCAGCAGCCGAAACTCCTCGGCCTGCGCCGAGTGCATCCGCTTGTGGACCGCGTTCAGCATCTTGGTCGCTTGGTCAATCATGGCCAGCGTCGTGCCCACAGGCGCGTCGGCCCGGCCCTCGCCAACCTGCTGCTCGCTCGTGCCGCCAATCCTCATGCCGGTTTCAGCCATATTCTGGACGAGCGACATGAGAGCGCCAGACGGCTCCTTGTACGGAAGCGGCATGATGGCTTGGTTCAGCGGCATACCGCCAGTTTTAACAAGCGCGCCTCCGCCCGGAGGAACGCGAAAGATATTTGTGTTCTGACGCGCGCCAGTGTCGGCCATGAGGAAGCCGGGGAAGTTGGAATACATGCCAGCGTCAAGAAGCTCGCGCCACGCAGCAGTGATAGCATTGGTCGTATTGCCAAGAATGTGTAAGAGCCCGATGTCATAGAAGCCCAGCCCCGGAACGAACGAGTATTTGACGAAGTTGATGCGCGCCTCTGGCAGATCCAGATCGTCCTCATCGTAGTTGCGGACGATGCTCAAGACCTGCTTGGACGAAGTGTCGATGGTCACGCGATAGGGGATTTCCAGCCCGGAGACCTTGCCCTTGTACTTGTGTTCAAAGCCCTTAACGTCTAGCTCGCAGTAGATTTCGTAGATTTCGCGGTCGCGATCATCCGGGTTGCCAGAGGCCGAGAGGGCGATGCCCTGCTGGCTGTTCTTTTCCTTCTGGACGCTATCGAGCGTCGGCAGGCGGGCGGTGGACAGGTCAATGTCCTTGTAGACGCCAAGTATCTGGAGCCGCTTCACAATGCTCGGGCGCATATAAGAGCGATGCGTGATGCGCTTGGCGTTGCGCAAGTCCGTTGCGGCATTGTTCACGATCAGGTCGTCAGCGTCCACCGTCTCGGAGACGGGGCGATTTCGTAACGGACAATAGTAGACCTTCTTGAAGGACGTGCCGCCAAAGCCCAGCATGAGCAGCATCCGATCCGTGTCGGGATAGTACTCAGTCGCCGTTGTCGTCAGGAAGTGGTTGAGATCCGTCTCCAGCGCATTGGCAAGCTGGTCCTCTTGAAAATCGGCATTGTTGTCGTCGTTGCGGATCTTCACCGGCCCATCGGTGGGCAGCAGCTCAGACCGCGCATTGGCTTGGAACCGCAGCACAGCCTCAAGCAGCAGCGGGTGGCGCACCTTGGACATGCCCTCCACCGGAGCGCCGTCAGACGCACCCTGCAAACCGGGGATCTCCAACTTGAGCCCCATCAGCTTGATGCCGGTAGCCCTGTTCTCGATCCATTCCTTGCGGCTGTCGATGTCGTCCTGAACGCCACGCAGCAGCTCGTCGCTGATCCGATACAACTCAAGCTCGTCAATGTCGTCAACAAGGTTGTCGAACCAATCCTTTGGCTCGGCCTCTCCGGCCTCATCAAGCGGCCTGCCGTCAAGGCTGATGCTGATCGACCCGTCGCCGTGCTCGATCTCCAGCACATTGCCGCGCTGATCCATGACGGGCATATCGCCATCCTCGATCATCTCGATCTGGACGGCGGGAGCCTCATCGGAAAGGGGCTGACGAATGGATGGCGACAGACCGGGGGTCAACGGCATGGCTAGTGGTCCCTGCGAGCTTCCATCTCCGCCACAAAGCGCCGGATGCCCTCCTGTGCCGCTAGTGTATCGGATTTCGCCTTGATTTCATAGCGACGGGTAAAATCGTAGGGAGCCTTGCCCCAGACCTCAACAAGCCATTGATTTCGCTTGATTTTATCAACGAAGGCGTTGGCGAGAACCCGGTCAGGCGTCGTAGAGAGGAGGGGGAGCTTTTCCATATTGGCTCTTGCTTTCGTTGATTTCCGCCAGCCTTTCGGGGCTGCGGGTGAGGAGGCCGAGGTCCCGCAGATGTCGCAGAGCCATTGACACTGTGTCAACCAAGTCGTCGTGCTTGCCGCGCGGGAAAGATGAGACCTGACGGATGACGGCCTCGGCCCATGTGACGCCGGGCGCGTAGATCATGCCCTCGGCAAACAGATGCTGGACGCTGTAGAGCCTGCCCAGCTTGTCGATGCTCTTGGGGTCGTACATCTGAACGGCCCACGGCTCATGGCTGAACAAACGGCGAATTTCCTGCGCGACCGAGTGGCCGGCCGCCTTGTTCTCGATCAGCAGCTTGTCCACTTTTAGGGCTTTGCAGTCCTTAGCGATCTTCTCGACCAGCTCGTGCAACTCCAACCGCTCGGCCCAAGCCCGCATGAGGATGACGCGCGGAACGGCGTTGAGGTCCGAGGTGTAGCTTGTGTTGACGTAGCCGTCGAAGCCCTTGCCGTAACGGTCAACGCTGCGGGTCGCGGTAGCTGCTGGGTCGCCTGAAAAGACGCCCCAGATTGTCATGGCGCTGAAGTCGTTCTCGCTCTTAGTGGTAAAGGCCGTGTCTATGCTGGCCACAATGAAGTCGAGGTTTGGGAAGTAG